CTTGTTGTTTAACCTCGTATTGATTCCAACGAGCAGCAATTTTCCTTATTAATTCAATATTTCAAAGAACTTGTTCTTAATTATACACCAAAGATAAAAGAATTTTTTTAATTACAAAATATATTTTGCATTTATTTTATATTTATTTGAGTTTACCCCATAAAAAAAGGGGTAATAAATACCCCCTTTAAATTAATTTTCCCACCAATTATCTGGATATTCTCCAAAATCTTTTTGGTACATTTCCATAAATAATTCTGATACAATCTTAATACAATAATCTATATCATGTAAAAATAAAGCCATATCAGTATCAACCCATGATAGTACCCATTCATAGGTAACTGAGTTTAATTCTGAAATGTGTCTGCTTGACTGATTAAAATAAACTTTTTTATAAAGTTCATAAATTTGATAAAATTTGTTAGTTTCATTCTTATTTCTTAATAAAAATTCAACAATTTCTAATTGTGTTATTTGTGTTTTAGCGATTTCTAATTTTTAAGTTTTGTGCCTTATGGCTAATTATAACACAAACATAAAAAGCTAATACGTACAATAAATTCGTTTTAATATTACCCCATAAAAAAAGGGGTGAAAAACACCCCTTTAATTATAATAATAGTTATTATTATGGCGTTTCTAATGCAGTTTTCGCTGTACTAAATACACCATCTATAATACCATTAGGTAAATATGTAGCTAATGCCACTCGTTCCATAACTCTAACGGTTACAAAACCATCTCTAACATTCGTACCATCCTCTGTAAAGAACTCAACCGCAACATTATCTCTTACCCATAGTTGACACGCTTGTGAGAAATTACCCACAAGGAAACTACCGGCATTGACCTCATTGTTTACAGCAATTGGAACACCAAGGAAACTTGGTTGTAACCCTTGATAAACTTGGTCTTTAAGATATGAATTGTTTGAATCTTTTAATAATAGGATTTTATGAAAATCCGTTGGATTTAAAAGAATGTGATCCGCTCTATAATTTGCGATTTGTAGTTGGTTCATTGCAGCAACTAAAACATCAAATTCATTTGCAGCGTTAACCGCTTGGTAAAACTTACCATTTGCAGATGTATCGAAGTTTGTGCCTGAATTATATAAACCGTTTAGGTTTGGAGCTGCACCATTACCACCTAAAATTTGGTCATCCTCAACCTCCATTAATTTAGCCGGGATTCTTGCCGATAAATAGCTTGAAATTTGTGGCGTATCGTGAAGCATCTCATCGGAGATTCTTAAATACGTTCCAATTTTTCTAACATTAGCATCGGTTGCAGTCATATCAAAGTCAGTTTGACCAAGTGTTGCACCCTCAGCGGCAGCGGCAGCACCATTTGAATATCCACTCTCTTTTACATATCTAACAACATCACTATTAGTTGAACCAATAGGAATAAGTTGTCTTATGTTTTGAGGTGTTGTGGGATCAAATTTGTACCCAGGAATTCTTTGTGGTGGAATTACATCGCCAGTGAAGTCAGCACCAACGGTCATGTCAGCTTTGATTTCAAATGCCGAGGATCTTGATCCGCCATTTCTCATCGTATCTAATGCACCCTCATTAATAGCTTTTGTTAAATTACCACTAAAAGATTTATCCTCTTTTTTAGATGCCTCAAATCTCTTTTTATTAGAAACCTCGATAGCATCCATTCTTTCAGTAAATTTTTCTGTAAGGTTCTTGATTTCGCCTTTCAACGCCTCATCCGCCTTACCGGTTGCTGAATCAACCGCTTGTCCATGTGCTTTTTCCAATTTAGCATCGATAATATCGCCTAATTGGTCAAGCTGATTTTTTACATTTTCATCCATGATTAATAAAATTATTTTAAAGTTTGTTAATTAAATATTTGTAAATATCAACCTCTGAACTTTTTTCAACTGGCTCAGTGATCGATTCAATCGGCTGAGTAGCGTTAACGAAATATGTTTTGAGTTTAAGTATTTCTGATTCCAAGGCATACCCCAGTTCATCCGAGATATTACCTTTTCTAAGTAGTTTGCAAATGTTATCATAACGCTTGTAAACTTGATCCATATTAGATATACCTTTTACATCCAATATCTTAGCTTGATCGTTTGCCGCCATTGTAACGGCACTAATCTCATAGAGTTTAACCTCTTTGATTTCTCTGTAATCACCCTTGTTTTCTTTTACAATTGGCATAATACCAACACTATTTTCCGTTATTACACCGGCTTTCATTAATTGTATAACATCATTACCTAATTGTGTTTTTGGAATCTCTGCCGTAAAAACCAATCCTTTTTCATCCTCATACAACTCACTCATTTTACCAAGTGGTTTCATCATATCATGTTGGTAAATATATTTAACCCTTTTACCATTCTCTTGGATTGTCTTTTGATATGCACCACGCCTTATAATATCCTTGTCACTATCCTCATTATCAAAGTATGAGCCATATCCTTTTACAATATTATTTTTATCATCTAAATCAATTATCTCATCACCAATAGGTGCGGACTTATATATAAATTCCATATTTTATTTTTTTACAAAATTACTAATTTTTTATTATTCAATATTTTCATCATCAACATCGGGGTTACGCCTTGCGGCAATACTTTGATTTATGGCACTTACGGTGTTTCCAATCCTTGTTATACTAAATTCCGGAATCCTTTGATTACCTAAACCAACACCAATTTCATCAAGATCGGTTATTGGAATAGCACCCTCAACGGGCATCATAATTATTCGACATCTACAATTAACAACATTCTTGGCCGAACCCTCACCCGGTCTTGGCATTTCCTCACCACCAACAATAAAATTTTCATTCATATTTACAACTTGACCATTAGCCGCCTCATGTGCCGGGCGTTCCCTACCATCCATAATGGTCATCCATCTTTTAGTCAAATCATTTTCCGAATATAATGTTTTAGCACTTTTTTCGAGTGCAAAATTACTTGCCCTTGTTGATTCCGTTCTAACCAATCTTTCGGCTTGAAACTTACTATAATGTTTGAATCTTGATCTTAATATCCTTGCTTTTTGTTGTTGCCCTAAACTCATAAACTCGGGATCTCGCATTAATTGTTGTGTTATTTTTATTAATGTTTTTTTTGCGGTATTAGATACACCGGTTACATTAGTTGCCGCAACCTGACCACCATAAAAAGCAAACGCCTTTTCCCACTCGGTTTGATATGGCTTTGGATCGGCTTTTTGTATATACTTTTGAAAACCCCTAAAATACCAACTTGCAATATGATTGCCAATCGATATATACATCTTTTGATATTCCCGTTGTAATGAATCCAATGTAAACAATGATTCATATTTAGTATCGTTAAGATTTAAAAAATTATTTACACCCTCATTATAATTTTTTTCGTAATATTTGGTAAGTGTTTTAATATTTCTATTCTCAACAATATTGATTTGCCTATCTAATGATGCTAAATATCTTTGATCTAATGATGTGTTTTTATATATAGGTTTATTCTTATTCTCGTATTGTGAATAACAAAATGCTAATCGTTGATCTACATTTGGAAAATCACGCCTTGCCTCATCATCAATTACACATCTTGCGATAAATTGTCTTTCGGTTTCGTTTGCTCTTGGTGTTGGCATTATTCATTTTCTAATTGGTTCAATTTCTTTTCGGAATATTTTAACATTGATTCACCACCCCAACCTAAGAACGCCACATATCCTTTATCACGCCATGGTGTGTCTTTAAACTTAGGATTTATTTTATTGTAGCCACCGCCCTTTGTTCTTGATAAAAAACTAAAAGTTCTTTTTAATGTTGATAATGAAAGTTTTTCCCTATTTATTAATTGGTTCATTCTTGCTAAACCAACATTTGTCATACCATCAACCTCACCACGCCCATGTTTATCAATCCAATTTTTAACCCTCATTGCATTGTTCGTGGCACTTTGTGGATAATCATCGTATCCCTCAGCTTTTTTTTTATCTCGAGAACTCATTGGGTGACCACTTGGTAATAAATCCGTATCGTGTT